CTTGATCTCGCTCGAAAGACGCGAAAAGGACATGAGGAGAGCATTGTTTCTCTCAACTTCCACATCAACGCTCACGAGTCAAAACTGAAACAACTCGGTGAGGAACACGACAAAGCGAAGGCAAGCGCTGCGAAGTACGCGACCATCTCGTTGGACGACAGCGACATCGAAGAACGACACGCAGCAGCCATCGCGCTGCATAAGCGATTGACCCTTGATCTAACGAGCGTGGATGGACACATGAAGACCACCTCGCATTTGCTAGGCATTTACGAGGCAAACCTGAAGAAGGCGCAGTCAGATCTCGACATGCGAGTCACGCTCGAGCGTCAAGCCCGTGTTCGTGAACTGCTTGTGAACGCGTTCTCACGTCGTGGCATCCCCAACGTCATGTTAGGCAGGATGTTGCCGGTCGTGAACAGTGAGATGAGCAAGATCCTTAGCGGCGTGACCAACTTCAACGTCACGCTCGTGGCGGAGGATGCGACCAACGCACTTGAGATCTACATCGACGATGGAGACACAAGCAAGGAGAGCCTTCGTCCGCTCGAACTCGGTTCTGGCATGGAGAAGACGATGGCGTCTCTAGCGCTCAGAGTCGCGCTGAGCAACCTCACGACTCTCCCCAAGACTGACTTCATGATCATCGACGAGGGTTTCGGCTCGCTTGACGACGAGAACGCTGTGGCATGCGTGTCGTTGATCCGTTCACTCAAGCAATGGTTCCGTTTCGTGCTTATCATCAGTCACGTGGACATCATCAAAGACGCTGTAGATTGTCACATAAATGTTGTGACAACACCCGACGGAGCGCAGGTGGTAGCGTGATTCGTCAGTGGAAACGAAAGGGATCGCCTGTCAACAGGCCAAACCTCTTCTGTCCCAAGTGTGATCGGTGCATGTACACAAAAGAAGATGTGCGCTCTCGTGAAGAACGCGGATTTTGTGCGAAGTGCTCAGAAACATCTGTCACATCCGAGTATCAGACGGATGTCGTCACCATCGTTATCCGTGAAGGTGCCTAACTATCGTTAATAACATGGCTGACAAGAACATCGATCTGAACGCGCTTGGGCAGGCAATCGACACGTCGTTCACACGTTCGAGCGCTTCGTACGGTCCGGCTTTTGAGACACACTCCATCAAGGTGGGGTTCGCTCACGGTGACAAACTGAAGATCAAGGTTGTCTACTCCTGTGTGGTGAACATGGTTCGTGATCGTGACATCCAGGAATCGAAGACGACGTACGAAAAAGAAGGCGACGCTTACATCGACGCCGCCTCGAAACAGATCGTCAAGGATTACCGTGAGATCGTCGCAGGCGAGGATGATCACAACGACGTTGCCGATATCGCAGGCAACGAAGTGAAGTCAAGCATCAAGCTCACGCGCGCTGACGTTGGCACCTCCATCGAGATCATCGATCTCAACATTCACAACAACAAGAGGTCTGCGCTCTTCCGACGTATTGCCTTCTTCGAAGTGACTTGAGGTGATCCTTGGGAGTTCCAAGCTCAGGACGTCGTCAGATAGTCGATCGCGCATCACCTAAAGGGCCCGAGATACAAGAGTTGATCCGCGTGGCTAGGGATCCATCTTACTTCGCGAACAATTACTGCAAGATCCAGCACCCAAAACGTGGAACGATCCCGTTCAAGACGTTTCCGTTTCAGGATGATTGTTTACGTGCGTTCAAGAAGCACACGTTCAACATCATTCTCAAATCAAGGCAGCTCGGATTGTCAACTGTCGCAGCAGCGTACGCTGCTCACATGGCGCTCTTCGCGCGCGACAAGAACATCTTGGTCATCGCGACAAAGCTGTCCACCGCGAAGAACTTCATCAAGAAGGTTGTGAAGATCCTTGACAACCTCCCACCGTGGATGCGCATGTGCAACTACGACAAGAATCAGCAAGAAGTCAGGTTCGACAACGGATCGCAGATCAAAGCCGTTCCGACCACTGACGACGCGGGTCGCTCAGAAGCGCTCTCGTTGCTCATCATCGACGAGGCCGCGATCATCCGCAACTTTGAGGAGATCTGGTCAGCGCTCTTCCCTACGCTGTCTGAAGGTGGTGGAGCCATCGTCCTCTCAACACCCAATGGTGTTGGTGGGCAGTACCACGATCTGTGGCTTGGAGCTGAGACAAACGGGTTAGGCCCTGATGCTGTTGGTGAGAACGGCTTTCACCCGATGTGTCTGCCGTGGCAGGTTCACCCTGAACACGGTGAAGAGTATTTCGAGAAGATGTCGAGGAAGCTCGGCCCTCGCAAGACAGCGCAAGAGCTGCTCTGCGACTTCCTGTCTTCTGGCGAGACGTTTCTCAAGGCAGTTACGACTAGTTGGATCAACCAGGAGCAACGAAGCCCAATATCAAGAGAAGGTCCTGAGGGGGCTGTTTGGGTGTGGAGTCTGCCGCAGCAAAATCACAAGTACTTGATCGCTGCTGACGTTGCGCGGGGAGACGCTCGCGACAACACGTCGTTCGTTGGGATTGACATGACGACGGGAGAGATGGCCTTCGAGTATGTTGGAAAGATCTACCCCGATGGGTTGGCCGAGGTGTTGGATTCGTACGGACGCAAGTACAACACGGCTTTAGTTGTGGTTGAAGCGAACACGTTCGGCAACCACACGCTCATCGATCTTCGAAAGCTACGTTACCCGAACATCTTCTACCGCACCGCCCCAAAACACGCTGTGGAGAACCATTACCCAAGCGACAAAGACAAACACGGGTTCGACACCCAAACGGCAACACGACACGACGCGCTCATTCGCTTCGAAGACAGCATGCGTTGTCACGTTGTCACCCCTCGCTCAAGTCGCTTCTACGACGAGGTCCAGTCTTTCGTCTGGATCGATGAGAAACCACAAGCGAAGAAGGGTAAACACGACGACCTCGTCATGGCGATGGCGATCGCGTGCTGGGTGTACCGCACCTACTTCGAGGTGTATCGTCTCAGTTGCTGTGGACCCGACGGTCAGTTACGTGCCTCTGGTGTGAAACCGCTTTTCATGTACATGTCAAAGACGACAAAGACTTACAACCCAATCAAGCCAAACATTCTGCTCAGTCGTGACATCGATAAACAGCGTGACTCAAAGCTGCTTCTTGAAGAAAGACGTAAAAAATTGCCGTCTGGCGTCGAGCAGGAATTCGAAGAGTTCAAGTGGTTACGCAACTGAGGTCTGTCACTCAATAGTTACCACGAGATCCACATGGCAAACACCACTGAACAGAACGAGATGATCGAGCTTCGCCGCAGGGTTCGTGCCTGCATCAAAGAGACGGTTGGCACGCCCGGCGGCGCTGGGGTCGCTGGCGAGGTGATCTCCAACGAAACCGAGAAGCCGAAATCGTTGAACGTGTCGGTCAAACCCGATGCGACCATCTAATCCACGGTTGTCGACATCACGAAGTCGGCCGCGTACGGTCTTGAACGTTTGGAGCTGCTCAAGAAACGTGATTTCCCGACACATAGGTCGGCGAATGCAGTGAGCACAGCGCTTGACGCTCTCGAGATGATCTTCCAGGACATGCTCAAGAATCCGATGGGTTACCTTGACGAGGATCCGACCGAGAAGGTTGCAGAGTACGAGAAGTCGCTTGACTCTGAAGAGGCAATGCTCTCAAAGGGATCGCCGGCGGCCTTCTGAGTCGGCGTATCTTCTAGGTCAACATGGCTGATCGCAGAGGCAACCTTTTTGCACAGTTAACCCGACTCTTCAAATCTGGACCTATCGTCAAGAGGAAGGTCAAGTCGGCAAACACACGCATCGCACGCGCTGATCCCACTGGGATGAGCAGCGTCCTCCTTTTGTCGAAGACACAGGGAGTTGGGTTCAACGCGTCTCTCAACGGTCAATACGGCGTTCAAGAACGCCAGTCACGCTTGCAAGACTACAACGAGATGGACGCGTACGCGCTAGTCAACGCTGCACTTGACATCTACGCAGATGAGTCTGTGGCACAGGATGCTAACGGAAAGACGCTCCACATCCACTCTGACAACCCGGCCATCAAGGAGAACCTTGAAGAGTTGTTCTACAACACGCTCAACGCCGAGTTCAACCTACGGCCGTGGACACGCAATCTGTGTAAGTACGGTGACTTCTACCTGTACGTGGACGTTTCGCCTGAGTACGGAGTCATCAACGTCATCCCGATACCAGTGAACGATCTCAACCGTGAGGAAGGTTACGACACCGCCGATCCGTTGGCTGTTCGCTTCCGTTGGACGAGCCTTGGAAACAAAGTTCTTGAGAATTGGGAGGTCGCGCACTTCCGATTGCTTGGCAACGACATGTACCTTCCGTACGGATCCTCCATGGTTGACGGTGGTCGTAGGTCGTGGCGACAGCTCGTCATGATCGAGGATGCGATGCTGGTCTACCGTGTGACGCGCGCCGTCGACAGACGTGTCTTCTACGTTGACGTTGGTGGTGTTGCTCCTGATGAGATCGGCGCTTACATGGAAGCTGCCAAGATGAACATCAAAAGTCAGGCCATCGTCGATCAGGCGACTGGAAGAGTTGATCATCGATACGCTCCGCTCTCCATCGAAGAGGATTACTGGGTCGCGACACGTGGCGGAGAAACTGGCACAAAGATCGACACGCTTCCCGCGGGTACAAACGTCGCTCACGTTGAAGACGTCGAGTACATCAAGAAGCAGCTCATCGCAGCGCTTAAAGTGCCAGCTGCTTACCTTGGGTACAACGATGCTATCCCAGGCTCGTCTGGGCTCGCGCAGGTTGACATCCGTTTCTCACGCACGGTCAATATGATCCAGCGAACGATCGTCAGTGAACTCAACAAGATCGCGATGATCCACCTTTACGCAGCGGGTTTCCGTGGCGAGGATCTAACCGACTTCGAGCTTAGCCTGAGCAACCCATCGACCATCGCACAGCAACAGAAACTTGAACTACTTCGTTCACGTTTCGAGATCGCCGGCACAATGCCTATGAACGGTGAGACCCCGCTTATGAGCGAACGTTGGCTGTTCCGAAACGTCATTGGGTTGAATGATCAGGAGATCTTGCAGGTTCGACGTGAACGTCTAGATGACGTTCGTGCGTCTGGTGCGCTTGAAGCAGCTGGAGCTCTTTCAGGTGGTGCTGGTGGTGAGGCAGGCGGCGAAGCTGAAGTTGGTGCAGAGGCTTCGGCTGGTGGTGAAGAAGCTGGCGGAGCCGAGGCAGGCGCGGCAGCACCCGGGCTTGAGACCGCCGCGGATGACAACCGCGGGCAAGGAGACATTCTCACGGCGGTTGGATCACGTTTGAGAGAACAAGACGGCCCTGTCAAGATCTCGCCACACCTGAAGAACGCGATGTACAACCGTCGTCGCAACCTGAGACGGCGAGGGGATGGCTTCCCCAAGATCAACGACCGTGCGCTCAACGGTGACACAGCTGTGCCGTCTAACCCTGGTCTCAAAGAAGCGTTCGAGGATCTCTACGAGGAGACCATTGAGAGCATGCAAGGCGTGAACGTTGACGACAAAGACGAAAAGAAGATCTCGGTGTCTCCCACATTTGGCATGGTTGAACTTCGTATGCTGCATGGCCTTGCGGCTCACAAAGGCATGTCTGCGCCCGAAACAACTCAATGGAGGGCAAATACGCCTGCTCGCATGCTGTCTGAACACCATGTGTCTAAGCTCGTTGTGCACGAGGCTGAGCAACCGGAATTGTTTGAGCTCTACGACACTGAAGATGACGACTCGGAGCCGACTACTTAATGGCTATGACAGCGCGACGCCCCAACAAGAAGCGCAACTCTTTGCTTGCTTTCGAGTTCCTCACGAAAGAAGCATCGCGCCGAGTTGTGGCTGGTGACGATGAAGGCGCTGATCGTGTCATCACGCTCATCAAAGAATCGTTCGCGCCTGGCACCGAGCTACACCGTGAACTACGACTTGCACGTTCGCTCTGTGTCACGAGGGTGTCTTCATCGGCTGTCGCCGCACACATCCTCACAGAGGCGCGTGGCATCGTGAAATCCATCAACGCTTCAAAGCTTGATGTTGAGAAGACGATGCTCATCACACGCGTTGAACGCGAGATCGACCCCACGGGGATCGTCTACGAGGAGCAACTCGCGAATTACCGTCTTCTGTCAACGATCGGGACGCTCATCTCAGATTGGCGCACCGGCTCAGATGATTTGCAACGGATCGCCTCCTACGAAGATCAGCTCATGGAGCATCTCACAGCAGCTGTCGTGGTCCCTGACGCCATCTACGATCAAACCGAGCGCATGTCAGCCGGCGAGCGTCGTGCTCTCATCGCGATCATGTCCCGTAAGCTGGAAGAGAAGTGGGGCGCTGCTCTGACGAAAGACCAGAAGTCGTTGCTTCGCGAGTACGTGCTTGCAAAAGAACCTGCGTCGTTACTGCAACGTTTACGCTCGATCCAAACCTCAGCCGTCAAATGTCTTGATGAGTGTCGGGCTCTGTCTGACAAGACCGATTACTTCATGGAACGACTCGATGATTCGAAGCGCGCTGTCGCGACGCATACGATCGATGAAGTCAACGATGAGACCGTGGGCCTTGGCCTGCTCTACCTCAAGCTTATCGCCGAGGCGGCGGAAGAGGAATCGCGATGAACGAGAAGAAGCTACTCACCAGCTTCCTTCCTCTCGATGTTGACGTCAAGTCAATCAAAGAGAACAGGGAGATGAACGGCGGAAAGATCGTCTTGCGTGGCATCATGCAACGCGCTGACGCTGTCAACCAGAACGGCCGCATCTACCCACGTTCGGTTCTTGAACGTGAAGTTGAGAACTACCAAAAGTTCATTCGTGAGCGTCGTGCACTCGGCGAGCTCGACCACCCCACGGCGAGCGTCGTGAACCTGCAGAACGCTTCTCACCTTGTCACAGAGGTTCGCTGGGAAGCAGATGCAGTGATGGGTGTCATTGAGCTGCTCAACACCCCGATGGGTAAGATCGCGCAGAGCCTCGTTGAGGATGGTGTCAAGCTTGGCATCTCGTCTCGCGGCGTTGGCTCTACAAAGCCACACGGCGAGTACGACATGGTCGATGACGATTTCATGCTGCTATGCTTTGACCTAGTTTCGGAACCTTCAACATCTGGAGCGTTCATGCTGCGTGAAGGACGTGTGGTCGACCCTCGCACCTTCATGAACAAGTCCGATCGGATCGATCGTGTCTTGACTGACATCCTCCGTCACAAGAAGTGACGTGGACGAAAATGTTCGACCGTTCGCGGACAGGTGCTGCGGAGGGTACGGATCTACCCTAGAGATGCCTACCTAGACGACAAGGAACCCGATCTGCATGAGCCTTAACAACGTCCGCCCTGGATTCAACGCCGCAGCCGAGTACATGGTTTCTGGCATCCCTCACGTTCTTAGCGGGTCGGCAACCGGTTCGGCTGCTGGGACAAAGATCGAGTTCGATTACGTCTCACGTGCCATCACTGTTGCGAACAACGCGTCTGCTGGCACTGTGTTGCTCGTTGGTTTCACCAACAACGGCATCAACGGCACGAACTGCTTCCCGTTGGATGGCGGCAAGGTTCAACGTTTCGAGGTTCGTGTGCGTGACCTATGGCTCAAAGGCCAAGCTGGCACCAACGTCAACTTTGGTGTGCTTGCAGAACTCACAACCATCGAACGCATGTACGCGCTTCCCTTGACAGGATCTGCGGTGTCGCAGAACGAGCTCACCGGCTCGATCATCTGGCGCGGCGTCGGTTGATCAGGCTTGTACGTCATCCCGACCCTCGCCTGAAGCAACCTTGTCGTGAGGTCTCTCTGTCTGAACAAGGTGAACTTCGCGCGTTCGTTGACGGCATGCTGGATGTCATGTACACTAACGAAGGCGTTGGTCTAGCCG